TTCCTCCTTTCCTAAATTATTAAAAAGAGCAAGATTAATTAATCTCGCTCTAAAAATTATCAAAATGATTTTGTGTTGCGCGAACTGCTTTCTTCTCTTTCTTATTATCACTATGCATTTCAACATATTTTGTCTGATAATCAAGAGCATTTCCTATTGTCATTTCTGACAATTCATCTAGTGTTAGGCCACATTGCTTACAACACATGAAAAATGATTCAGAAGTAAATACTTCATCTGAAGCATCTTCAGATTCATCTACTTTTTTTTGGTATCAAAAGTCACCTCTAATAAATGGGCGATATTTTCAAAAATATCAACAACAGTTAATTCTTCTTGTTTCCCAAAGAATTCTTCTTTTTCTGGAATATTATCGTCTGCAATTTTTGCGCATGTCCAAAAAATGTTGTACATAATATCGATGTCGCTTCCAGAAACTTCATCAAAGTTTGTTTCTTTTTTACCAAATTTTTTTACTAAACTCAAAATATCGTCAAAAAAATCACGTCTGAAATGTGCTTTGTATTTAAAAGGTAAATTAGCTGCTGCTTTTAATTTAATTCCTTTAACTACTAAATCCATTTAATTTACCTCCCTGTTGATGATTGACCGGCACTTGCTGAAGCTTCAATTTCTGGTACTTTTTCAAACCATTTATTGTATGTTTCAGCTGGAGTATCTTTGTTGGTTTTTCTCTTAACTACTTTGTCAGTAGATCTAGGAGATGCTGAAAAGCTTAGTTCATCAGTATTGTAGTTATTTCCGTTTTTTGTTGTACTTGTTACTTTCGGACGTTTTGCTGTGCAGTTGTACAATACGTGACGAATTGCGTGCGCATCACCTTCAAATTGGAATAATAATGCGAATGAATTTTTAGCTGCGTTGCTATATTCACTTGTTAATCCACCTTCTACTTTTTCTCCAAGTACTTCTTGTTTAAATGCCTCTGGTAGATTAACTACTTTTAGCGTTCCTTCGTATCCTTCGTTGCTTTCTGTTTTATAAAAATCAATGTTATCTGCCTTTATAGCGAAAATTTCTCCTTTTGGTTCTAATGAAATCTCAACTCCACCTGGAATAGGTTTAGGAGTTGCATATTCAATTTTCCCTTTCTTTTCTGCTGTAATTACTGCGTAATGTACGTTCTCTAATCCATACGTTACTTTATTCTCTTCCATTATTTTTTCCTCCTATTTTCTAGTTTAAAATCATAAGAAATCATATATATATCTTCATCTGAAATATATGTCTCTGTTTTGTCGTATATTAGTTTCATTTCGTCTAATATGTTTTCCAGTTTCTCTTCCAATTTGAAATCTTTTTTTGTATTATAAAGCTCCACTACCATATCTAATGCTTTCCAATGTATCTTATTGTCAGCCAATGTTTTTTCACTACCTTCTGAATAATACACTAGATAAGGAATAGTAGGAGTTGTTCTATTTACAAAATGATGATAAGCAACTGGAATTCCTAAGCGTTTTAAATTATTAAATAAATTGTTCATCGTCCTAGTCGCTCCTCTAATTTTTTCGGAAATGTCTCAATTGCGAATTGTTCTACAGGTTCAATATGTGGCATTGCTTTTGTTCTCCCGCCATTTCTTTTTGCATGGCCTCGCTCCAATAGATGGGTTAGTCTATAGTGTTTTTTATTGTGGATTTTTATTTTTCCTTTTTCTTTCGACTTTACCCAGCTACTAGCATACGCTCCGCCACTCTTCCTGTTACTCTTAGGACTTTCATTTTTCAGTTTTTCTACAACTTCATCAGCAACCTCATCTGCAACCTTGTCCATATCTTCTTGAACTTCTTTTGAGTAGCTCTGCAATTCTTTTAGTATTGCTTTACCTAAATCATCTGCTTTCATTTTTTATTTCCTCACAAGTTAATTCTGTAATATCTTTAGATGTGTATTCTTTGATTACACTGTATTTTTTATTTTTGAAAATAACCTCAAATGGGTTGTTATTTTCAAAGCTATGTATTTCGAGAATTAATTGGGGTTTAAATCCTGCTCTTGCTGCTTGATAGAACTCGAAGCGCCCTACTGATTTTTCGTTGCATAAAACTTTAAGTTCTTCTTTTGTTTTCTCTTGTTGGCCTAAATCATCTTCAATTAGTTTGCCTTCCGAGATTAAAATAACTTCGTCATTCCATGGCATTAATTTCCCCCTCCATCTTTAATAATTAAATCGTTTAAGCGATACTGTAAGTTTCTAGGGATTGCTACTCCATCTTTGTTACAATAGCGATAATGGGCATAATCGACCACGAAAAGGACGTGAGCGTGATTATTTCCGTCTAGCTTCACGCCTTTAATTCGTGTCAATTCGTCGATTGTTCCTTTGATAATATGACTGATGTAATTGTCGCGGATTGTTGTAGTTATTCCTTCTTTTGCTTTAACTAAATCCAATATCAGTTCTTTATCCATATTATCACCTGCTAATCAGTTTTTTTACGTCGCCCTCTTGTTGATGCTTTTTTTGTTTTCGGTTCTTCAACTTCAGTTGTTTCTTCAGCTTCTGTAACTTCATCATTTTCTTTTACTTCTTCTTCGACTTCTGTTACCTCATCTTTAAATGGATTGATTGTTTTTTCATCTTCATCTACTTTTTTAATGAAGATGTCTCCTGCTGAATTGTCATACGTGCTTAGTTGTCTTAAACGTTCCTCACTTACTTTAAGTCCTTCTGCTGGGAACTTTTCGCCTTTTTTGTATGATTTTCCTTTTGGATATTCTTCTGTTCTTACTTCTGTATCCCAAAAGTTTCGTACTGTGATATACTCGCTCATAGTTTACCTCCTAGACTGCATCTGTGTAAGTAACATAGAATCCAGCTGCGCTGTCAGTTTTTCTTGCATCAAAACGAGTAAAGATTCCTAGTAACTCTCCATAAATATCATTTTCAACCCATTTTACTGTTGTTTGTAATCTATCGAATAACGTTGTGAAAGCTTTTATATCTCCAATAAACCCTTTCATTTCTCCAGTTGCTCCTGCGATAACAGTGTCAGGAAGTGTATATATTACTTTTCCTCCAAATTTATATCCTGTAGGTGAGGTAGGATCTGGTTGAAGCATGTAGCGACCTTCTTTATCTTTTACTTTATCTAAAGCAGCAAACATTGAATCAGAAACAAATAGTGAAACATCATAAACTGATGAAATTTCTTTGTTATAAATATCTTTAATCCCGTCTAATCCGACTGCAGGTTTGGCTGTTGCTGTTTTTAAAATAGATGCGATTTTTTCATTTTTAGTATTTAATACTTGTAGTTCAGCATCTTCAGCTACTAATCCTAAAATATCGAAGTCGGCATCATCAATGATTTCTTGAGAAACTGCTAAATGTCCTCTGTATGTTTCAATTGAGTAATCAACAGGAGTTGCAGAGAATTTCCCAAGATCTGGATTTTTTTCCAACTCTGATACAGCTGTTAATTTTTTCCCGGATTTTTTAACTACCGGATATTTCCCAGAAGCGCTGTTCACTTTTACAACATTAACTAATTTACTTAAATCTGTCTGTAAAACAGGTGCAACTTGTGGTTTTAAAATTTCAACAGGAACTAATGCGCCATTATCAACGATTTTAACACCGTCTCTTGTTTGTCCTTTTGTTCTAATATAACTGTTTAATGCACTGCGAATTTCTTTTTCTTTATTCATTCCTCGTTCTCCTTTTTCTGGTGCTGGTTTTTTATTGTTTAATTCTTCTAATTCTTTTTCTAAATCAACAATTTCTTGTTCTAATTTTTCTTTAGTTTCTTCTTTTTCTTCGATTTCTTTTTGGATTTTTTCCATTTGTTCATCTAATGCATCGATATCTTCATCTGTTTCAGCTGAATCAACTGCCGCCTCGGTTTCAGCAGCACGTTTTTTAGCTTCCTCGATATCTTTTTCAATATTGATTAATTTATTTGCTCTTGCTTTAATTTTTGCGTTTAAAATTATTACGTTACCCATTATATTTCTCCTTAAATTGTTTTTTTCTTTGCTCTAAGCGTTGTTTTTTATTGTCTACAAACTCTTTTTTTCTGGCCGAAATTTCCGTTTGAGGATAAGCTGGAAATGTGCAGGGGCTTACTTCTAAGAGTTCTAAGCCTTTGATAATATCTAATGTGCTATCTTCTCTTCTAATGGTATCTATTTCAGTTGGAATAAATCCGAAACTGCATCCGCTTATGTCTCCGCGTTTTACTCGCGCAAATACACCTACTGCCATTGGATCATCTTTATTAATTAAAATTTCTCCTTTGACTCCTGTATCATCAACTGTTAAATTTAAAGTTTTATTGGTAGTTCGGCCTAGCACTAGCGACGTGTCATGATTGAATAAAGCGCGAATATCTAAATCGTTGATTGATTTATCTATCGCGCTCCTGTCTATTTTTTCATAGTAACCGTCCCAAATTTCTGTTTCTTCATCGAATTTGATAAAATAACCACTTAAAATTAAATCTTGTGCATCCTCTGATTCTCTTACCTTAAATTGTGAATTGATATATGCTGTTCTTTTATTCATTTTCATCACCACCTTCCAAAAGTTTTTTTTGACTTCCTAATTTTTCTTGAGGGAGATAATTTTCAAGAACTATTATTTCTTCCATCTCCTCATCTGGAATCATTCCTACCCAATCCCTAAGTTCGTTTCTTCTCATTGCAGCTAATTGAATCATCTTGCTTCCTGCATCTACCATTTCGGTTAAGTTGTAAGAGTAGAGTGAACGTGGATTAAGTTTGAAATATCTGTTAGGACTTATTAAGATGTCTCGCGTTAGTGTTTGTGCTATTGTTTGAGCGATTGACATTATTTTAGTACTTACAAAATTGTTGTACTCTTCTTTATTAAATGAACCTATTCCTAGAAAGAATGGTGGTACACCTATGACACTTGCTACTGTCTGCTTATCTAAGGTTACTGATTCATTAATCGCAATATCGTTAAGCGTTAATGGTTTGATTTGCTGTACTTCCAACAATTCTGCTGGAATTATCCAGGGTTCTCCTGCGTTTTCCGTTTCGATATACTTTCCGTATATCTTTTTTCGGCCTTCTTTTGAAGAAAGCTCATCATTATTCGCATCAACTTTAATAATTAAACTAGGCATGTTTCTACCGTTCATAAAGCTTCTTTTTGTTAACGTTGCTTGATTAAGGTTTTGAACAATATCTTTTAGTACAACTTCGTATCCTGTTCCTTTGTATGGTTCGTCTGTATCTGGATTTATTGCGAAATGAACTACCTCGTCTGGAGAATACTTAATTCCGTTATATTTTATATAATAATCATTTCCGTTAGCTATGATATCAACGCTTTTCATAGGAAAAGGTGTAAGATTTTTGATGATGTCATTTTTGGTATCATATTCGATATGCAAAATTGAATTACCTCTACCATCTAACAATAAATCTTTTACTATTTTGTAAAGCCAACTTTTTCTTGTCATATATTTACAAGGTGCTACGTCAATTTTTTTTGCGAGTTCATCTTTAATTCTAACGTCACCTTTTTCGGTATTCTCCATAAGTTGGATAGTCATACTTGATACTAAGTCGGCTATTTTATCAACTGCAATTATCACATCTGGGTTCTTATTTAATGGCTGATATCCTTCTTGGAAAATGTACTCTACAAATTTATCTTTATCCACTTTCTTTATATCAATACCGTTGGAATCGTAAGAACTCCGTTTGAAAAACTTATCTATAATTCCCAAACTCTTTTACCTCCTTTTTTAAATCTTATGTAAACCGTTTAAATCGCTCTATATTCGTTCGCTGGGGTATAATTACCTTGCTGAAAATAATAGAACGTTTATACGGCTTTTAAATGGCTGTTCTTTTAATCGAAAAAGCTCATTATATTAGGGTTTCTGTCCATATCCTCTAGCATTTGTACTGCTCCAAAAACAGCTGCATCAAAAATATCTATCCTTGCATTTCCGCCGTCTCCGTCAATCTTTTCAAATTGAATCATATCGTCAGTTTTCTCAATCGCGCGAACATTTCCTACGCAATATTCAAATGCCTCTGAATGGCAATAATAAAATTCTTTATTTTTGGTTTTGACCTCAATCCTTCTGAATCCTTGAGATTTTTTCCAAAAATATTGTGGTTGGTCAACTATGTTGAATTTTTTATTTTTCATTTTAGTAAAAAATTCTCTACCAAACTTTTTATCAAATCCAACTTTTGCAATCTTAAATCCTTTGTTTCTCATTTTGACAAACCAATTGACAACATCGTCATACAGGACAGTAGGAGTATTACTCATTGTTAACCAGCCATCTTCTTTCCATCCGAATAATGGAATTGAATCATCATTAGCTTTTTTTTGTGCGGCAACAATTGGAAAGAATGCATGAGGAATTACAATATCAATTATTTTTCCTTTGTATTTATATTGACCGTATAATGCGGTTGCTGTTAAATCGTGTAATTTTGATAGGTCTGCGCCTCCATACCATTTAATTGGTAGTTTGGCCAATTCTTCAATACTCCAATCAAAATTAGAATCACTGTCAATAAATTCATCAACATTGAAGTAAGCATTCATTGAGTTTGTAAAAATGTTTAATGTTTTGTTGAAAAACTCATTTCTAGTCTGTGGATCATTAAGTGCTTCTACTGCTTCCGCCATTAAACTTTCCAGCGAGATGGTAACTCCACAAGATGGATTAGACATGATTAAAGTATTAGGATCTAAATAATCAATTGGATTCCCTTCCTTATCTTGATTTGCTTTGCAAACAAATATAAAAAGTTCATCGTTAGTTATTGTCTCATCTAATATTTTTTTACAATATTTTAATCTGTTAGCCAAAAATCCGTTAGGAATATCTCCAGCGGTACTAATAACTGATAATAATCTATTTCGATAAGCACTCATTGTTTTTTTCATCAATCCGTGCTTTTTAGAATTTTTCATTGTATGTGCTTCGTCAATAATAATAAAATTTCCGTTTAATGAATCTAGTCTAGATTCATCACTGGCTAACGCGTTAATATAAAAAGAACCTTCTACTCCGTAATCTCCAGTAATAGAATGTTCTTGATTATTATCTCTTGTATTTATTCGTTTGTCTTTCCATCTATCTGTATTATGTTTTATGAATCCAAATGCTTGTAGTGCTTGTTTGGTACTGTTAGCCACAATATACGCTTTACTACCACTTTTGATATCAAGTAATGAGCCTGCGAGTGTAAGTGCGGCGGTAAATGCCGTTTTCCCATTTTTTCGTGGTAACATTATAAATGATTCTTTAAACCGTCGTTCTCGACTACCTTTGATATTAAATCCGAATAAATTGGTAACTATGAAATGCTGCCACTCTTGTAATTTCAATGGTGTATTTCTTATGCTTACTGCATTCATATCATCACCTTGCACATGGACTATTACATTTTCTATAAATGTAACCACGAAATCTACAATATTTTCTTTTAAATCCCACTTGTTTGATTCAACATCTTTTAAAAAACGTTCTGCAGCTTGAATGCGTTCTTTGTTCGCAACTACTTTTCCAGAGATAACATCATTAGCGTATACTTTGGCTCTGTCAAAATTCTTCATAATTTTTTTCCAGTAGTCTGCAAGAATTTTAAAATAGGTGAATCATTTTCTTCTGTAACGATATCGCCAAGTGCTTTAGGATTTAACATCAATCTATCTGAGTAGGAAATTATATCTTTCCGCAAAGTTTCCATAATTGTTATTAATGGTACTTTTCTCATGTTGGTTGCTCCTGCTTTGTTCGTATATTCTTCCATTGCAAGATAATCATTTTCTTCGTGTGCCTTTGCGTAAGTATGATATTGAAAAAGAAGTCCTGCATAGATTTCAATTATCGGTTTAAATTCATCACGATAAGTTCCTAAGGACTTCATTTGTTTGATTGTATTTTTTTCAAAAGAATTCTTAGTTGGTGGTCTGGCCAAAAATCTCAACTCCTTTTTTCCTTCTGTTGACTTTTACACCCCTTTTTCTCTGAGACCTCCGTTTTTGGAAGAAGTTCCCTTCCCCGGTTCCCAAGTCATCAAAATAAAAATTTTTGATGCGGGGGGGGTAAAAATTAAAAACTATTTTTTAGAGAAAATCAATTTTTTTTATTTTCCCTATACTAATAATTATAACGGACATTTTGGACATTTTGGACAAACTTTAATATTTTTGAAATTTTTTTAAAAAAAAGATAGTCTATTGACTATCCTTTTATTTTATTTTTAAAAAAACTATCTAAAACTTTATCTGAATTTTCCCACATGTTAACCAATCTCTCATTTTGGTGATAGATGTAGAATTTATCATAATGTAATTCCAACTTATTCTTTTCTTTGTCGAATAGATAAATAAATCTAATTTCTTTTTCCCATTTATATCCATAGTTCCATATGTCAGATAGTAATCTTAGTATCTCATGAATTCTGTTGTCTACACGTTCTTGATATACTTTGTATTTTGCAGGTGTAGTTAATACTCTTATGAAATTATTTAAATCCATGTTGAACTTATTCTCTAGATTTGCTACCTCTGTATCTGTTAATACATTTCTAGTATTTTCTTTTAGTTTGTATATTTCTTTTTCTAATACTTCTTTTTTAGGAAAATCATATATTCTTCGTTTTAGCGCTTTTATCAATTCTTTATCAAAAGTAAATAACACTAACTTTCACATCCTTTGTTCTCGCCCATCATAGCAAGAATTTCAACTACTGTTTCTGTAACGTGAAAGTGTTGATTTTCTACTACCACTACACTTCTAGTTGGCAGTAGTTCTGCTTCGTAAATTGCAGTTATCTTTTCTGTATTTAAATACAATTTTTCTTTATTACTCATTGTGCATTTTATTAAATTCATTATTGTTCTCCTCAACCTTTCTAATGGCATTGTACCAATTACTTTCCTCAACTAACGTATGAATCCCGCAATCCTCACATCTTATACAGAATACATTGCCTTCTACATTGCAATACTCTAATTCACCACAACATTTATGGCAGTAGTGTTTGGTGCTAGGTGCTTTACGATATACATATCTCTTTAACTTTTCGTAGTTAATTAGCATTTGTAAATACTCCTTTAAGGAATGCTATATCTGGCGCGAATATATATACTAGCACTTGAGAAGCAACTAGAATGATAATACTGATAATACCTATGCAAATTAGTATTTTTGATTTTTTCTTGATTTTAAAATCACCGAAAATAAATATATCTATTGTTATTAGAAATATAATAATCCCACATATAGCACTTATGGTTGATGCTACTTCCCAAAAAATATACTGAGCTCTCAATCCTGAATACACTTCTGGTGCTTTGTCTATACTAATATTTAATTGTTCTGTTATTTTTTGCATTAATTCATTCATTACACTTCTACTCCTAACTCTCTTAGTTCTTCGTTAACACGTTTTATTTCTATATGTGCAGACTTAATAATCTTTTCTTTTAATTTACCTTCTAATTCGTTTAGATAAACTTGTCTTTGACCAATTTCGCCATCAATTGTTAACGTTATTTCTGAATTTAATATTCCCTCTAAATGCTTTTTTTTATCTAATAAAAATTTCATCTAAAAAAACACCTCTAATATTTCATCTCCAAACTCATCAATGCACGCTTGGACTATTTCTTGTGATTTGAAACAAGGTAGTTTAGTTAATAAATTATTAGTGTACCAACGCCATATTGAGAGTCTATTATTTTCAAAACTTATATAATATTTAATTTCATACACATCATTCCAATTAGGTTTCCAATCCCCTTGTTGTTCTTTCACCCAACATTTTATTTTTTTAATTAATGCTCGTTCACGTTTGAACTGCTCGGCTTCTTCTTCGGTGTCGAACAATAGACCTATATCGTATAAATGTTTGATATCCTCACCAAGGAAATTTAATATCACGCTGTGTATATCACCTGTGCAGTCGCGGATATAGTAAATTTTTGTTCCAGGTTCGGGATAACTTATCTCATAAGGTTTCTTCTGTAACTTCTCTAACTCTTCTTTTAGCGCATCTATCTCTGCTTGAGAATTTTCTATCCTTTCAGTTAATTCTTGTATTCTTTGTTTTTTGTTCGTTGGTTGTTCTTCCTCCGTCTCAAAATAAACTTGATCGTCATTTGTGTAAAATTTAATCTTACTCATTTTTTAACAACTCCTTATTTTCGTATATGTTACCAACAACACTTACACTATCAAGGTTAGCTTCCAACGATAAGATGTGTTCTTCATTTTCAATAACATATCCTTTAAATGTTCTATATTTAATTTCAAAATATACCCCTAATATCTCCACTATATCTCCAACGCAAATATGTTTTTTATTTATATCCACATAACCTGTATTTTCCATGAACTCTACTTTATCAAAAGAAAATATAGCTGCTCCACCTCGAAATCCAATACCTACATCGTAAACTGATACTTGTTTATTGTAGAAATCTACCATTTCTACTTCTCTAACTATATTCAATTCCTTAATATAAACTTTTGGTTGTAACATTTTTATTCAACTCCTAACTGGTAATCTAAATACTCTTTCCACTGACTAATTATTTTATAAAAATTTCTTATTTCACCATCGCCTTTAAATACAATTTTAATTTTTTGTAAATTTCCTAACTCACAAATTTTATGGTCTTGCACTACGGTTGTATTCCAACCTGTAGCTGCTATGTTTTCTAAAGAAACCTCAATATATCCGCCTTTTTTTGCTCTTCCTCCTTGATACCCTGTTGTTTCTATATCGGCTTTTATAACTGACCTGTCTTTAAATACTTGACTATTTCTTCCTAACATTCTCCTACCCTCCTACTCGTCTAATTCTCCGTTATATTGTGGTATTTCCATCCAGTAAATAACATCATTATCAGTATTTTCAAAACCTAATCCATCTCCAATTTCTTCCCATGTATCGATATATGTATCAACAAACTTCCCTGAAGGCAAAGGGAAAGTGACTAGTACTTCTTCATCAAGTTCAGGTAACGTTCCATCCCACATAAAATCATATTTATCTCCGTAAATTTCCACTTCATCTTCAGTCATCTTTCTCGTTGTTAATTTATTCCATTTCATAACCGTACCTCCTACCCTCCTACTCCTTCTAGTTCTGCTACTTTCTTTGTTAACTTTGCTTGCAGTTCGTCTAAATCATTTAAGTTATTTTTTAATCGCATATTTTCGTTTCTCAATTTTAAATTTTCATTAGCTACTTTTTCTAATGCCTTTTCACTGTGGTATGCTCCAAATAACATTCCGCCAACAAAAATTATAGATAATACTAAAATTATGTAAATCCATTTGTTCAATTTTTTTAAATCCATTTTATGCACCTTTGCACGAAATTAGTTTTTCACGCTCTTTCTTTAAATTATAAATAAGTTTATTTATATTCGTTATATGTCTTGCTGCTTTATTTTTCTCTATTGTCAGATATTCTATTTCTTTTTCTAACTGTTGAAGCTTCTCTGTGGTATTATCTGGTATTTCTTTTTTATCTTTTATAGAATCGTATATTCCTTTTAATTTTTTATAATTTGGTAGCCTTGGAGTTGTTCCTTTTCTCCATGCGTTGAGATTCTTTGGTTCTACTCCTATCTCTAATGCTAATATAGCATCAGACCAATTCATTTGTTTTTTGATTTCGCTTATCATTTCACTTATACTTACTGCTTTATTCATTTTTTCTACCCCATTCTTTCTTGTAATCCTTCTACAAACCAAACCAATGTTCCAATAATAAGTATCGCTGGTATCATTAATGATAGATACACTATCTTCGCTAAAAATCCTCCTAAGTTTTTGGCTATTTTTTTGTTTGTGAAATTTATTATTTTCTCTGTCATTTTTTTATCTCCTTGTTTTTGTAAAATTCTTTAAATTCTTTTTCTCTTCTTTTTTGCCATTTTAGACCTTCACCAATAATTTTATCTGTATTTCTATCATGGAATGTGTTGTGCTTCTTATTTGTTAGAGGAAGGCAATTCCAACTAACAAACTCTAATTCTGGATACTCTGAAACAGGGAATATGTGATGCACCATTTCTGCTTCAACTCTTAATCCATATCTTAGTGATTCTTGACATAAGTAGTTGTATTTCTTTAAAATTCTCTCTCTGAATTTTCTCCAACGAGAACTTTTTAAAGTCTTTCTAACTTTCTTCATGTTTTGTTATTTTATCCCCCTCTTTCGGTGCTTGAACTAGTCATATGTTATAGTTTGTATAATTCATTAAAATTAATAATTCCTTGCTGTTAAAAGCGTTTTGCTACCTCTTTTAAATCAACTAGCAGTTTGCTCATTATGTAAAGTTGATATTTTTAATAAAAATTAAAGTCCAAACCTTGACATCGCTAAGTCTTGTTGGTCTTGCTTGATTCCGATGTATTTCTTAGTGATTGCAGGTGAAGCGTGATTGAATAACTCCATTAACATTACTATATCTTTGTACTTGTTGTAGAAGTGATAACCGAATGTCTTTCGCATTGTATGAGTTCCTACACTTTCTAATCCACATTCTTCAGCAGCTATTTTCAAAATAAGATATGCTGATTGTCTGCTTAATGGCTTATTCTTCCCATTCCTTGATTGAAATAAAAAGTGATGCAGTGGCTTGCCTTTAACGTATTCCCTTACCTCTTTTTTTAGCGTTGGTGTCATTCGGAAGCTTTTTTCTTTTCGTGTTTTCTTTTCTCGAATTCTAACACTCCAGCCGCTAACATCCTTGACTCTTAGCTGCAATATGTCACTTATTCTAAGTCCTGAATTTATCCCGAAGAGAAATAGCATGTAATTTCTTTCGTTCCATTCTTTCAAATAATCTTTCATTGCCTGTATATCGTCTTTATTGCGAATTGGTTCAACGCTATTCATTATCATCACCACCAATATTTTTGTTGACTATAACAACTAATGAATGCCTTAATTTTAATATTTTTTGTTTTACCCATGATTCTGAATAGTTTACTTTTCTGTGGATCTGGAAATAATTCAAGTTTAAAGATGCCCAATAATACAATAACTCTTCTTCAATGTCATTGCATTTAGACCTTAATTCATTAATGCTATCAACAATTAATTTTGCCTTAACATAACGAGGGTCATCTAGTTTTTTAATAGCTGTATTCTCTACAGAATTACCTATTTTGTTTAAACTTACTCCTAAATTTTCGCTTGACGAAGATTCTAAGAAGTGGCATTCAACAACATTCAAGTAATGTTGTTCATTTCTTAGAAAAAAATCAATTTGTTTTAAATCATATT